CTAAAGAAACAAAAATACTTATGGGTAATACTGATCCAATGTTAAAAATAGAACTTAAAGGAGTAGAAGATGAGATTATATAGTATAACATCCGCAGCTTATTCAAATTATTACGGAACAATAGATGATCCAATAGATAGATCTTACACTACAACTATTGCACAGAAACCAGATTGTAGTGCTTTTTTATTTGTATGCAAAGACGAACAAGATGCATTAACTGGTTTAACTGCATTAGATGCAGTGCCGTCTGGATATGATTTTACCTATTGTCAAGAATGGGGTCTAACAATTAATGCTGCAGTTCTTGCTAGAACTATTTTAGATATAAGAAGAAAAGCTTACGGAAGCATCGAGAGTCAATTAGATTTATTGTATCACGATATGGACGCAGACAAAGGTGATAAAACAGGAGAATGGTACAAAGCTGTAAAAGCTATTAAAGTTGCTAACCCTAAATAATAAAAAGTTTTTAATATGCTACAAAAAGTTAACTTTCAACCTGGGTTTAATAAACAAGTTACAGCAACTGGTGGTGAAGGCCAATGGGTTGATGGTGACAATGTTAGATTTAGATATGGTACACCAGAAAAGATAGGTGGTTGGGCTCAACTAGGATCAGTTGATATTACAGGACGTAATACAGCACTCCATCATTTTGTAAATGCTAGTGGTATTAAGTTTTCAGCTCTTGGAACTAATAGAATATTGTACGCTTATTCTGGTGGTATTTTTTATGATATCCACCCAATTAAATCTACAACAACTTTAACATCTGCATTTTCTACAACTAACGGATCTGCAACTGTAACTTTAACTTTTGCATCAGCTCACAATGCAAACAAAGGTGATATTATATTATTAGATAATTTTACATCTATAACAAATTCTAATTTTACATCCGGTAATTTTGACAACAACAAATTTCAAGTATCAAGTATACCAACAACTACTACACTAACAGTTACTATGGCATCTAATGAATCAGGATCAGGAGCAAGCACTTCTGGTGGTATTAGAGTAAAACTTTATTATTCAGTAGGTCCAGCAGTAGAAGTTGCAACAACAGGATGGGGTCTTGGATCATGGGGTGGTGTACAACAAGGACAGTTTACATCTACACTTTCATCAGGCATTAACGCATCGGTTACATCATTGACTATGGCAAGTTCAACATCATTTCCATCATCGGGTACAGTTCAGATTGGTTCTGAATTAATTACTTACACTGGAAATAGTGGTGGTACATTATCTGGATTAACTAGAGGTGCAAACGGTACAACTGCAGCAATACACTCAAGTGGTGCAACAGTAACAGATGCATCTAATTTCTTTACATGGAATGGTACTACATCAGGAGATATTGTAACAGCACCTGGATTATGGTCTTTGGATAATTTTGGTAATAAACTTATTGCAACTATATCAGGTGGAGAAACATTTGAGTGGGATTCTGATCCTACAACAGCTACAGAAACTAGAGCAACTTTACTTCCTAATGCTCCAACATCATCAGCTTTTAGTTTAGTATCTACTCCTGATAGACACTTAATATTTTTTGGAACAGAGACAACTATTGGAACTAAATCTACAAGAGACGAAATGTTTATTAGATTTTCTGATCAAGAAAATATTGACTCAACAACATCATATGCACCATCAGCTACTAACACAGCAGGTACACAAAGACTTGCAGATGGATCTAAAATTGTAGGAGCAATCAGAGGTCGTGATGCAATTTACGTTTGGACTGATACAGCTTTATTTATTATGAGATTTGTTGGTGCACCTTTTACTTTTTCATTCCAACAAGTTGGTACAAACTGTGGATTGATTGGTAAGAATGCAGCAGTAGAGGTGGATGGTTCTGCTTACTGGATGTCAGAAAATGGTTTCTTTAGATACACAGGTAAACTAGAATCACTTGCATGTTTAGTAGAAGATCACGTTTACGATGATATTAATACAATTCCAAAACAACATATTAATGCAGGGTTAAATAACTTGTTTGGTGAAGTTATGTGGTTCTATCCTAACTCTGGATCAGGGACCGTGAACCGTATGGTCTGTTATAATTATCTTGACTCAACACCAGAACGACCCGTGTGGACAGTAGGTACATTAGCTAGATCTGCATGGCAAGATTCTGCAGTGTTTGGTCAACCTCATGCAACAGAATATGATGCAGATGGCACAACAGCATCAACAAGTAAAGATCATGTTATTGGATGTACGGATGGTGTATCTACATATTTTGAACACGAAAAAGGATTAGATCAAATTAAAGAAGGAGCAACAACTTCTATTACTGCAAACATACAATCAGGAGATTTTGATATAGGTCAAAATGGATTACAAGGTGATGGTGAGTTTATGATGAAAATTAGAAGAGTATTACCAGACTTTTTATCACAAACAGGAGATAGTGTTGTTACATTAAATTTAAAAGATTTTCCTAATGATACTGCAGCTAGTTCATCATTAGGTCCATTTACTGTATCATCAAGTACACAAAAAATAGACACGCGTGCTAGAGCTAGATCAATTGCATTAAAAGTATCTAATAGTAGTACGAGTCAGTTTTGGAAACTTGGTACGTTTAGATTAGATATACAGCCGGATGGTAGAAGATAATGGCTAGAATTGTACAATCACTTACACAACCTACAAAAGATTATGATGAACAAATACAACAATCATTTGTAAGAGACATAGATAGTATTGTGCAAAAATTAAATACAACTTTTCAACAAGATATAAAAGAAGAAGCAGAAGCGGAGGCATATTTCTTTGGCTAATACATTTGTAAATAAGAAAAAAGATTTAACAGCAACTAGTGTTACTACATTATACACGGTGCCATCTGCTACAACTGCTATTATAAAATCTATTATAGTTTCTGAAGACTCAGGAAATGCAGATACATTGACAGTTACAATAACGGATACAGCTGACGCTGTATTTAGTCTTTTTAAAACTAAAGCAATTGGCGCTAATGCAACAACAGAATTACTTACAGCACCTCTAGTAATGGAGGAGAGTGAAGTATTAAAAGTAACAGCCGCTACGGCAAACAGGCTACATGTAGTGCTATCTGCTCTTGAAGTTAAAAAAAGAACAGTTACAACATAGCTTGATTTACCTGACAAAAACAGGTAATGTAAGAAACCACAGGTTAAATTCCTGCTTTTAAAATTAACTTAAAAAATTATATGAAAACAGGATTAGAATCACTAGACACAGGTGCACCAGAAATTACTTACTCAGGTAATCAAGGACCTAAATCACCACAAGAAGATCAGAGAATGATGCAAGAGTTTCAAATGGAACAGATGGCTGGTGGTGAAAATGATAGGGTCAGAGAACTTTTATTATTAGAAGAAACACAAGGTTTAACAGAAGAAGAAAAAGAAGAGTTAAGACAATTAATTAAAACTATATCAGCCCAACTGCCTCAAGGTGGACTTGGCGATATGCCAATGGACATGGAAGAAGATCCACGAACCATGGCTGCTAATGGTGGTAGTATGGATTTTGCTATGCAAGGTGGAGTTAAAAATTATTTAGGAAACCAAGAAACAGTAAGTGATGTTCCTGTTAAATGGCAATCAGGACCAGATAAACCTGATACAGAATTAGCTTATATTACAAAAGCAGAAAAAGATTTATTACTTAAAAAAGATATACACGGATCATTACAGGACGGACCTAACACAGGACCTGAAGGTATTATGTCTTTGGACTCACAAGGAGATAAAACAGAAGATAGAAGTGGTGGAAAAGGTCCAGGTGATGGTCCAGGTAATCAAGGTAATTTTAGAGAAACTTCAAATATTACAAATACCACAGGAGGACCAAGAGCGAAAGGACCTACTTTTTCAGTTGCTACAGGAGGGGATGGTACACCATTTATTGGTAGTGGTGGAAGTGGAGGAGAAACTGCTTTAGAAACGTTAAGAGAAGAAGGAGTTAAAGATTTTAACTTACCCATTCCTTATGTTGGAACAGTTTTAAATAATAAATTTGTTAAAACTTTAAGAAATAAAGGATTAAAAAAAAACATAGATTATTTTTTAGAGCAAGAAACTGATTATCCACAAACACTACAAGGCTACAAAGATTATATGAAAGATAGACTTGAAGGAAAAATAACTGCTAGCGGTAATCAACTACAACAAGGAGGCGGAGGATCTTTAGATATAAATAATAATCAAAATTTACTAATTACAACTGGTATTACACCAGGTACAGGTACAGACACAGACATAGCAAGCGGTATACCTTACAGAGGAGATCAATTTCTTAGAAGAGATAACCAATTAGCATTAGCAGCAGATGGTGGTAGAATCGGTTACGCTGATGGAGGGATCACGGACCTTAGACAAGGATACTTTTTAGGTAAACTAGTTAAGAAAGCAACTAGAGCAGTTAAGAAAATTGCAAAGTCACCAATAGGTAAAGCTGCGTTAATAGCTGGTGGTGGTTATTTATTAGGTGGAGGATCTTTTTTTGGTAAAACATTACCAGGTCTTGCAAGAACAACATCAATGGGTGGAAGATCAATATTTAATATGAAAAATATATTACCTAATTTAATGAAATATGGAGTAGGTACAACAACTAAAGGTGGTGGAATAACTCAAGGATTATTAGGGTCAGGTGGTAAATTAAGTCCATTTAGAGCAATAGGTCTTACATCTATGTTACCATTATTCATGGGCCAAGAAGAAGAAAATGAAGATTTAGATTCATTGATGTCAAGACGTGGACCAAGTATGAATCCACGAGGTATCA